CGAACGGCACGATGTGGTACAGGTTGGTTATCGTATAATTCGGATTTGTAAGATCTAAATCTACCTGGCAGGTGTTTTCGACCGTCGATACCACGCGCTCCGTCTCCGAAGCGAGCGTCATATAGATCGACCCGAACAGGGAGGAGGCAAAGAAATTCGACTCCCAGTAAAATCCGTTCGTGCGGATGATGAGGTCAATCAGCGTCCGGAGTTTTATAGCTGGCTTGAGCATCTCCGAGTAAAGACCGTTGACCGTGCTGTTAGCATTGGCGATGCCATACCCCGCCTGAGCGGTAAGGGGTTGTTGGTCTGCGCTCAGGCCGTGGTCGGCAAAGGGGATGATGATAGTCCCATCCGCTACTTGGTCGCCTACGCTGATGCTGTTATTCAGGTCCTGCGAGGCAATGACGTTGGCGGCTGTATTCGCATAATTGTAGTCCGTGGTGTACGTGTCACCATTGAGGAAGGCCGCCTTTAATAGCTTGCTCCCCATCTCTGCAAAGAGGTCGGCCACATCGCCTAGTACGTTGACCTCATACGCCTGCGCCATAAGCCGCACGGCCCGCAGTTGCATACTCCCCCGGATGACCTGCACCCCGTCCTCGAAGATCAAGACCTCCGTCTTCTGCGTCGGGTCGAAGTCTCCATCGGATAGCGTCACCTCGTAGAAGTGAGCGAAGAAGAGGTTATTCCTATCGGTGAACGGAAGGCGGAACGTCTGCGAGTACGGCGCGTGGCGTTGCATCGTCTCCCCCGGCTTCGCGACGGCGAGGTTCAGGGAGATAGACGGAGACCCCTCCAAGTCGAGGGTCGTCTGGTCCTGCGTGTCTTGATTGAGGGCAACGAGGCGAATCACTTCAGGCGGGGTCGGTTGCTATAACGCAAGGTGAAGGAATACGAGATGAGCTTCTCGTTGGCCGAGGTTTTGAAAAGGTACTCCGAGTCGGTCACTACGACGGGAATCAGGACGTTGAGCCGCTCAAGTATAAACACCGACCGAGATACGGCGATATCGCGTAGGTGCTCGTTGTATCCTTCGTCGATGTAGTCGGTCGAGATACGCATCTCCTTCTCTGCCTTTACGGTCGTCGTCGTTACGCCTCTCTCGTATCCTTGGTAGTCCCAATCTACTGTGGCGCTTAGGTTGTCCCAATTCCCGCGGGGGCGGTTGTAGGAACTGCGCTCGATGCTCGTGAGCCTCTCTTCGCTACGCTGATCGAAGTTGAAGCAATCCCAGCCCCCGTGACGGTTCAAAAATAGAAGCTGCCGCCGGGGGTATTTGGAGCACCCGTCGTCGATAGTGAACCTATGAACCGCAGAGTCTTGGAACGTCTGACTGACGCCAGAGGTAGCCGATAGATATAACTCGTAGTATGAGAGGTCGGCGGAGTCGATGAGGTTGGCCAAGTTGGTATTGCTTGCGGCCGCGGCGTGCTGGCTTAGGTTCCTCGTCCCACATCCGAGATATTGCACCCTCTGCGCATCGGTACTGACGGACGCAGGGTCTACCCCGCCCACGGCGCTGATATCCAGCGCGGCGGTATCTATGGTCGTCCCATCGGCCTCGAATCCTCTGATAACAACGAAGGTCGCCGTAGATCCATCGGCACCCCATGCGAGCACGTAGGGCTGGTCCGTTCCGATACGATGCTCATACACCTGCCGGAAGTTGGACCCGAAGGCGGAATCGACGCCAAGGTTCGGGGCGGACGAAAGGAAGTTGTCGGCGAAGGAATCCGGCTGAAATTCCCCCGTGCCTTGCGTGTATTTCAGTCCGTCGGAAATGTACTCATCGCGGAACGTGAGCACGGTTCGGCTAGCTACGTTTAAGGTCTCTGTGGGTTCTGCCGTGGCGCTCGTGGCGCTCTCATATCCCAGCTTAACCGTGACCTCCCGCGCGGCGTATTTCGTGCTTCCCAATCCGATCACATTGGCCCCGGCGAAGTTGGTCGTTCCGATGGTCGTTATGGCTCCGTTGGTATCGTTGGAGTTGGCTATCTCGGTAGACACATAGTCGTCGCAGATGCGGGAGATATCAAACGCCGCACTGTATGGGGGCGAAGCCGTAAGTGGGTGCGTCTTGAGCTTGGCCACCTCCGTACCTCCTATCTCGACCTGAAGGATGAACCGATACTTGTAGTACGTGGCGATTACGTTCTCCTGGACTTGGAAGATAATCGGCTCGGCCGTGCTTTGGAAGTCGGTCGTATTGGGGAAGAATTCAAACTGGGCCGCCATCGAGTAGGGTCTTTATCGCGTTTCCTATGTCCTGCGCTACGGCTGCCTCCAATTTCGCGTTGTGCTTCTTGAGGGTCTTGTCGTAGGCGTTCGTAAAGAAATAGGAGGGCCGGATACCGGTTTGATATATGCTTCGGGAGATGGCGTACACCATCGACTTACGGGAGGCAAATTGACCCCCAGCCCCACGGGGGGCGATGCCCTTCTTGACGACCCATTTATCGATAGCGGGGCGGAGCCTCCCCGATGGACCCGATCCCGACCCGAACCGGAACGGGGAGCGGGGAGCCTTGGCGCTGCTCATTGCACCCTTTACCCCCTCATCTACGAACTGCCAGTATTCGGCACCGGGGAAGCTGAAGCGTAGGTCGAGACTCTTTTCATTCTTTGATACGCTCTGCTCGTAGCGGATGGAGTTGTACAGCTTGCCCGTCACCACCTTCCCCCGTGCCTTGAGCGATATGCGGGCGCGGCGGCGTACCTCCTTGCCAATCTTCCCCAGCTCCTGCATGGAGTGGGTCATGCGTACCCGCTTGCCGTCTATGGTGATGTAATCCTTCACGCTGTAAAATAGAAAACCCCGCCGGATAACTCGGCAGGGTTTCGGGGTGCGACCGGGGCTCTGTTATCTGCCCGTGCGGTGCCGCTTAGAGCATCTTGTAACGGTACAGGATATTCTCGGCCACGAATGTACCGAACTTCTCACACTCCCATTTGCGCTTAAAGGTGCGAAGCACGTCGGAGCCGTTGAATGTGTCGTAAATGTGGACCTGCCATCCTCCTTTAGCGGGAGAGATGTGGCAGTTGATGGTCTCATCTTGGTCGATGATCTCACCAAAACGGGCATACTTGTCGATATGTGTTACGCGGCCCTTGCTGTCTTGGTCAGCATAAACACTCTCGTGCGTAGTGCCGCAGTAGATTCCGGCGTTCTGTTTGGTTTCGCGAATTTCGCGGAGTTGATCGAGCGTGTGGTTGCTATAGCGGTCCATGTCTTTGTGTGTTTGTGCGTTTCTGATATTCAAATATACACCTTTATTTTAAATGAACACACATCCACGCAACTTTTTTTCTCCTTTATGCGAAAGCGGCGGCACAAAGGTCGAGCGTATTCGAGGTCTGAAGGCGTACCGTACCGACCCATCCCGTGAGCAGGTTATCGAAGCGGGCGGTGAACGGTTCACAGTCCACGGGCAGTTCGATACGCACGTCCCGGTTCACGTCGCTCTGGGCGCTCAACACCTGGGCGTAATTGCTTACGATGTCAATGAGCGTCCGCAAGGTGTCGGAGTATTGTTCCTGTGCGTCCGTCTGTCCGGGTAGGACCATATCCATCACAAGCACGTCGAGGGAGTAGATCAGGACGCCCCGCTCGATTGTGGCCCCGCTTATGTCGGCGTAGCAGATAGGGTACTTGTCGCCGGCCAGCTTCTGGATGTCTACCTCCGACATCTCGCCCTCCTTGAAAGAGCGGATGAAGTGATGGTCGAGGGCGATGGCTCCCAGCTCGTCGATTATTTGGTTGACTGTTCTCATAGGTTCATTTTTTGCTTTTCCAGTAGCGCCCGATCTTGCTCATAGGCGAGCCAGGCGAGGGCCGTTTCGAGGTGAGTCCTTTCCACCTGCGGTAGTTTAGTAATGTCCTCCCCTGCGAGATGTACGAACGTGGCGAACCATCCATATTTTTCGGATAATTTGGATCCGCCACCGCCTTGGAATAGCTGTCCAAAGCGTCGACTAATGCCCTCCCGGTACGCAAAAAAAAAGCGGCTGCACCGAGGGCGTGGGCCAGCTTCATCTCCTTGAAGAACTCCGAGCGGTCCTCCCCGTCGTAGTCGGCGATCCGATAGAACTCTCCGTGCTCCTCGACGATGGGGCGGTACAGTATGCCCATGACTTGGGGGAGGTGCGTATCGAAGGAATCCTTGCAGAGGGTCTCTATGTCTGCGAACTCGGCCACGGTGACGCGGGAAAGGTTGGGATGGAATCCGTAGCGTTGATCCAGCTCGATAATCCTCTCGACGGGATACTCCTCGTCGTACTTGTCGAGGATGCCGCCTATCACGCCTCCGATATGCTGGATGTCCTTCTGCTCCATCGCCATGACCTCGGCCCGCTCCAGGTGGCAAAGGATGCAGATGGTCCTTACGACCTGCTCCATCTCGTTGCCTTCGGGTATGGCCTTTACTTGGAGATACTGGTCGACGGTGATGTCGTACAGGTTCTCCGGTATGGTGATGGTCTTCTTCACGCTATCAAATAGACGAAAGGTAGGGACATAAAAAAAGGCCCCGGAGGGCCTGTCTGTTGGGTTAGGGTTCCGATTAAAAAATGTTCTTGATAGTGTACCCCTTGCAAGCGGTTCCTTGCGTGGTGATTTGCAACTCACGCTCAACAACGAAAGACGAATCACCTTCTGAAACCGTCACGGCTTGAGTATAGATGCGGCCGGTAGTTGTCAGGGCCTCGACGCGGGGCGCAGTCTCCATCTTACGGTCAATCTTTCCGCAGAGGCTCAAAGCGGTGTGGTCGTTGCAACGTCCGTTGGCGGCGAAGATGGCGGCGGTAGCGAGAGCGAAAGTGTTGTTGTAAGTCATGTCTTTGTGTGTTTGTTTGTCGTTGTTGACATAGCAAATATACAACTCAATTTCGCATATCCAAACATTCACGCGAAAAAAGTTTGCGTTTATGCAAGATAGTAGGAGCCCGACCGGGACGTAGTGAGCAGGTTCAGACACACGTACCGCACCGCGTCGATGCCGTGGTTGTCCTTGTCCACGGGTCGGTTGAGGTTCCTTCCGTTCTTGTCCTGCTCCCATCTGTACGCCCGGAGCTCCTTCTGTAGGTTGGTGCTCTCGGCGGTAACCAGGAGCTTGTGTCGGCGCATTATGTCGATCCCCTGCCGTACCGAGTCCGGTCCCTTGCGTGCCGGCTTCACGTTATGCCCCAATCGAAAGAGCTCCTCGATACTCTTCGGCTCGGCGCTGTCTGCGATGATGGTCTGCACGTCGAGCTTGTTCAGCTCCTCGGAGATGTCCGGGTTCGTGAGTCCAGTCGAGTACAACCGCTCGTGGAGGATGAGCGTATGTCCGTCTTGGTATACGTCGATGACGGCGGTGGGGTCATTGGTGAATCCGAAGTCTAGGCCCGTCCCGATACGCTTCCCGGCTATCTCTCCGACCTCCCAATGGAAGACGGCCGCCTGATTCACTCCCCTTTCTCCGAGGCCGTAGATCCTCCAATAATTGGGGTCCGCATCCTTGAGGCGTTCAATCTCTGCGATGGTGGCCCGGTCGAGGTAGGGGTTGTCCTTGTACGTGGTCCGAAAGAAACTCGCGTCCTCGCGGGGGATGACCTCCTCGTAGATCCAGTGGTATTCGTCGGAGGGGTTGAAGTCGATGATGACCTTCCCCGTGGTCCGGAGCAGGAGCTGCCGCCAATCTTCGAGGGAGAGCTCGTTGGCCTCGTTCACGAATAGGATTTGCCTCTTCCGGCCCCTGACCTTTTGGGGTTGGTCTACGCTGATGAACTCGACGAGGTTGCCCCATAGGATGTACGTCGCCTCGCTCTTGTTGTGCTGGTCTACGTTGTATGCATCCTCCTTTTCTAGGATGGAGAAGAAGTCACGCATCGCCGTAGCCCTCAGCGCGGGGAATGTCTTCCGGGCTATGGTGATGACCGCCCCGGCGTTCTCATTCTCGTAGCAGAGTTCTACGAGGCTCTGGAGTATCGAGTACGTCTTGCCCGATCGGGTTCCGCCCTGGTGTACTTGGATGCGGGAGGCGCACCCTTTGACGTGGTAGTAGGTGGCGGGCTGCTTCACAGGCTGTCCAAGAATGCGGTGTGACTCTCGTAGTAGTGCCACCCTTTTTTGGCGTAGCCCTTAGACCAGTAGTGGTACACGTACCCCTCAATCTTGTAGCACCCCGGACTGGTTATGGTGTACGGTATTCCGCGCTCACGAAGCAAGCGTTCGAGCACCTCCTTAGAATGGCGTCGATATAGCTTGTCGGCTTTGCTCAACTCACGTCCGCGTTGTCATCGGTGAACCACGACAGCGGCTTTTTCTCTGCGACGGCGATCTCTTGCCGCTCTACGTATCCCCGCTCCTTGCCCTTGGTCTTGAGGTAGAAAATCGTGGCCGCAGGGTTGCCGTCCTTGATGAGCTTGTGAAGATGTGACTCGGCGAAGTCGAGGGCCACGTCGCCAATCTCGCTCACCGCCTTCTTGTATTCGGAATCTTCCAGCCAGTTGTAATGCGTCTGCCGAGAGATGCCCACCACCTTACACGCTGCCGTGACAATGCCGAGGGACTTCTCCAGGGCTTGCACCATCGCCTTTTTTTGTGCGTCCATTTG